TAACATCCATTCCAGTTGCTTTAGCTAATGCTTGACGTTCAATAACATTCATTGCTGCAAAATCTGCAGATGTACCTACCTGATCCATTATTTGCTTGGTTGCGCCAGCTATATCTCCTTCTAATGCTAATTGTCTAGCTTTATCTAAATTTAATTGTTTTCCTGTTAATGCCTGAAATTCAAATTGCGCTGATATGGAATCTTCAAAACTAAGTAAGCTATCTGAAACTTTTGCCATAGTTGCAATACTCATGCCCAATTTAGCTGCTTGCAATGCTGCCTTTTTAAGAGCTTTAATATTACCTCCAAAGAATTTTGTTGTAAGTTGTGCATTATCTGCAATATCTTTTGTTACTGCGCCTACATTAAGTCCGGACTTTAAAGCTTCTGCTGCTAAATCTCTTTGTGCATCTGCTGCACTTTCTGCAGATGCTCCCATTTGCATAAATACGTTATTAACTTTTCCTGCTTGCGCAGCGCCATATCCAAATGCCTTACCTATTTCAGAAACATTCATTGCCTGTTCTGCAGACAACATGTTTAATACTCCAAATTCTTTTATACTTGCGGATAATACATCTTTTATATCTTTTGTGCCTGATAAATTATCATCTATTGATATTGTCAAGTCAGATGCTTCTTTACCTAACAATCTTGCTTGGCCAAATGTTATTCCTGTTTCTTTGGAAAATGCTTGTGCCTTTTTAGAAATCATTGAAAAGGTTAGCAGTAATCCTGCAATTGCAGCTACTATTATCGTTGTTGGGTTTAATAATGCTTTGAAACTACCTCCGAAGGCTTTCATACCGGCGCTAAGGCCTTCTGTAGCAGTGCCTCCGGCTTTTATAGTTTTTAGATATGCTGCTCCGGCACTATTTAAGGTTTCATTAAAATTGTCAGCTAATTTATCAATACCTAACATTCTAGATAATGCTTTTCCGCCCGGGAAGCTTTCAAATCCTTTTTTAATATTATCTGTTAATTTTTTTGCTTGATCACTTACGCCGGTTAAAGCACCTTTTGTTTTAGTAATAAGCTTTTCAAATTCTTGTTGTCTTTTATTTTTTAAAAGAAGACCTTGATTCTGAAGCTTTATATTTTCATTCCCCTCAGCTTGTGCTTTAGCAATTTCAGCTAGAATACGTTTTTCTGTCTTATGGAGATTGATTAATTCACTTTGAGAGGATAATAATGATTTTGCTGCTTTTTCCTGTAGCTTCTTAGCATCATTGATATCTTCAATGATAGTTTGTTCTTCTTTAAGAGCTTTATTTGATTCTTTATCAGCCATTCAATAAATTTATAATAAATCTTTTTTCATTTGTTTGCCAAGTTTTATTTTTTCTTTATCATCTGAATCTAATAATCGTTGTATTAGATTTTCTAACTCATCTTGGTAATATTTCATATTATCTACTATGGCATCTACTTCTCCGCCAGCATTCATTGATTGAAATGCACGTTTAACTGTGCCACGTGCAAGTACTTTTAATATTTTTGAAGCTAGTCCTTCTTCGATCTGATTGATCTCTTTTAACATTTTGTTTTCGATTTTGTTTATAGACATTACTACTCCTTTGTTATAAATATCAACGTTTACGCATTTTAGGTGCTTTTGCCATCGTTGATTGCTGAGCTTTCATTGCCTTTTCATGATCAGCTTTTTGATCAGAATGCATCTTGCTTAACTTACGTATATAGAAGGTACGTAAATATACAGGCATATGATATATATCGGTATATGAGAATCCCCCATTACTATGATATATTAGGTCAAATATAGATTCTTGGAATTGTTTTTTATAGCTCTGCGTCAGGCCAAAAAAAGTCCAATCCGATGTCAAGTTGACCCGGAAATGTATCTCCGGCCTCTCCAACCGGGACTTCAATAGACATGTCTATTTCTGGAGTAATTGTTTTAAGGAATTGTCTTATTGCTCTGGAATCGATGGCTAATAGATTTGTATCAACAAATTTTCTTATTTTTGATTTATCATCATCTCCGTCTAACTCTACAATAACATGTTTCAACAATGTGGTCAATCCAGCTTCTTTTTTAATTTTAGCCAATCCTTTAAGTTCTGCATCAATCTTTGTTTGTTCGCCTTGTGATAATAACTTTAATTTGATTTGTTTTTTACTTGTCGGTAATGTTAATGGAAATGCATTGATACCATCATCTATTAAAGACCAATCTATCTCTTTATCTTTAAGATCCGTTAAATCAACAGTATGAGAAATTGGATCACCAGATTCTGGATCTGTAACGGTTATTTCATAATCTTTACCATAACCTAATATTCTTGCTGCAACCATAATAGCATTTTTATCACATAACAATATATCATTATAATTAACCTTAGTCATTATAAGAGATTTAAACAATTTATCTAATACTACTCCTTGTTTAATATATGATTGATTAGTAAGAATATCTTCTTCTTTTGCAGTCATATATTTCATTTCAATAGTTCCGGAACTTAAAATATGATCTTTTGGATATAATTTTCCTTTACTAGGTAAATCTATTATCTCCGTCGGGAAGTCATATGATTCAACTGCCGTTTCTTGATATTGTTCAGTAGCCAATTGTTTTAGCTTTTCATCTGATATTTGTTTTTTTGGATAATCTTCGTTAACTTTTGCCATTTCTTTCCTTAATAACTATTTAATATAAATATACAGAGTGTGAAAAATCCCACCTTACGGCAGGATTCTCAATGATTTTAATTAAAATTAAATTTAAAATTGCAATATTGCGTAATCATATTTAATTGTTAATTCAATCTGTACTGGATCTTCTGTTGACCAATCCATATCACCAAAACTTGCTGCTGATATAAAAGCGCCTTTTAAAGTCCATTCTTCAACTTTATCACCTACAGGTCCTAATGTATTGAATGTAATGTCTTTCTTATAAAAGTCACTATATCCATCTCTTCCTGTTACTGATTCATGATGAAGTCTAACCCATTCCATTACCGCTTGCGCTCCTGATGGAACTACTGGGTCATATAATGTTACGGTTACATCTTGCCATCTTGTTTTGCCTTTTAACTTTCGCTCAACATTAATATGGTCAAGAATAACTTCTCCTTGATCTAATGATGGTCTTGATGCAGCTTTCACAAGATATGCAGGTATGCCTTCAATGTACATAATAAACCTATTTGCCATTTTAGGCTCATAAGCTGTATAAAATATCTCGGTGGGGTCAAGTAATTCTGCCATCTAATTTCTCCAATTTATTATAAATATACTATTCATCCTATTCTGGGAATGAAGCTCCTGTTGGAAGTATATTAAAATCAATAATTATGAATTCTGCTGTCTTAGCAGGTTGCAAATAAATTGCACCTTTCATTTCATTTCTGTCAATAACATCAGGTGTATTATTCGCTTCATCCATTTGGACTTTAAATGCATACAATCCTTGTCTTTGTTGTATATTTTCAAAATAAGGATTAACTATACTTAAAAATCTATTTCTAGTTACTGCCGTATTATTTTCAAATACCAAAAACTTGGTTGATGATGCAATAAATTTCTTAGCTGCTATCAATAATCTTCTCACATTTACTCTATCCAATGCACTTGCTTTTTTCTGTAATGTTTTTTGTCCATAAACAACTACACCTGCATTAGGGAAAGTTGCAATTGGATTTACATTTGAATCATAAAGTGTATCTCTATTAGCATGAGTTAATTTTCTTTCTGTCATTACTGCAATATCTAAAGCACCTCTGTTTAAACCAGCTGGGGCAAACCATGGAGCGGCAACTCTATCATTAAATGCATATACACTAGGTATTAATGTTGAAGCCGGAACCCAAACATTCATTCCTAAATCTGCATCTGGAATCTTAACCCAAGGCCAATACTCAGCAACATAATTTGAATCTCTAGAATCTGCTTTTGCAGTAACTGTTGTTAATGATGATCCATATTCAACTGGATCAGCTATAAAGAAACAATCTCCTCTGCTTTCAACCATATTAACTGCTTCAGTAATAACTGGAGCATGATTTGCAAAATTATCAATTAATCCAGGAAGAGCTATCATATTGATATCATACTCATCTTGATTCTTTAATAATCTAATTGCATCTTTATAAGCACTTATTGTTGTTGCTGCTGCCATATCAGCACCTTGATTATTTATGTTTGATATCTTATCATTAAATAATTGTGGATGTGCTAAATTGCCATTAGATGCTCCACCAAATGATCCAGATCCTGCTGCAGGTAAACTACCAGTTGCACTTTCAACTCTTCTTACACCATTTGAATCTAAATAATTTAATGTGTTTCTAACTCCCGATACTCTTACATAAGAAGATCTATTTGCAAATGATCCAGATAATTGAAGAAATGGATCTGTTGAACCAGCATCTCTCAATGTATATACTTGATCACCAATTGCTCTTGCAATATAATTTGGAGAATTAGGATCTAATGTTAAATTATTGAATTGTTCTAAAATAGTTTTTCTATTAATAGTATCATCACCTCTTCTAATTAATAACGTAAATGTACCTTTTGCTTCATTAACATTTGCAACTTCATATTGAATGTTGTTTTCAGTACCATTTACTAGTAAATTATTTGTTCCGACTGATCCATTACTATTTTGTTCAGCACCATCAGCTAGTGTTGTCAATGTAAATGAATTAGCAGTAACTCCTGATGCAGATGCAACTGCCGTCGCCGGAGTAAATCCATCGCCTATTCTAACTACTGTTAATGTATCTGCATACTTAAGATATTCTTGTGCTGCATAATTAGTTAAATATTTATATGAGCTCTCTACTGCTCCTGATCCTGATGTAAATGCTCCACCAAATTTTTGTAAATATTCAGAATAACTACTTACTACCGTAGGTATTCCTGCAGGACCTTTTTGTGTTGGTCCAATCACGGCTGCCCCTATTGCAGCTATTCCTGCAGGCAAAAATGATTGATCTACTTCATTTGTAAAGACACCAGGCGAGATTATTTTTTCAGCCATTGTATTGTTCCTTTATTTGTTTCTTATAAATATTTAACGGTTGTGCCAAACATTAGTTATGCGGGTATAAATTCACCTGATTCTAAATTTAAATTTCCTTGGCCATATTTAGCTTCCATTTCAGTTGTCAATGTTTTTTCTGTTTTCTGCATTTTAGCTAATTCTTCCACTAAACTATCTTTATATGTATTTAATTCATTTTTTCTAGTTTCTAGATAAATAAATTCTAATTCTAATTCACCGAATTTTAAAATTAATTCAGATGATTTGTTTCTTAAGTCTGTGATATTATCTATATCAACTT